GGCATCCCCTTTCCTTTGCCATGTCCATTCGGTGCATTAGATAGAACCGGACTTGCAAACATAAACCACTTATTACTAACATAATCATATAAGCGTTCAGAGAGTCCTTCATCCATTTCTCCCTTATATGTCGCCCATGCCTTGGCAGCACGTGCATAACCTTCTTGAGGCGAGTTTTCGTAATCGTTTAGATAGAAATCCTTTAACATACCCACAGCATAGTCTGCTAGTAGGTCATCCTTTTTCTTATTGATCTTGATCATTTTTTTCCCATTATAATTTACTGTAATCGTAGAAGGGGTCTGCTTCCGAAAACTCATACTCTTCTATAAAGACTTGTCTACCTGTCTCTATGAAGGTTTGAGCCATCTTTAACATATGCTCTTCCTGTTGATCCTCAAATATTTTGTTCTCATATAGCAAATGAGATAACATTGAGGTATGATAATTCTCCACGACAAATCTGTCGGGGTAGAGGTATTTATTACTAGTGCCATCTCTACAGACGTAGACTAGTTTGTCTTTTTCATTTTCTTTTTGAAAATTTATGACCTGATCGGATTCGTCGTTATTAAAGATTACGACATAGTGTCCGGAAGGTAAAGGTGTAATATTCATACTCACTCCAATTCGAATGAGTAATTATATCAACAATAGGTGTGCTTTGTCAAGGGGTTTCATTCAGATTCACGCTTAGATTTCTCTGACCACTTCTCCATGAATCTAGACAAGACCTGAGCCATGTCTTTGCGTTTCTTCTTACGATCAAACTTCTTACGGACAACAACGGTAGAAGAATCATCTCCAGTTCCAACTACAGAACTAGTCCCAGTCATCTCTTCATAGAACTTATTAAATGATTTCATTTCGTTATCTCTCCGGTTGTGAAATATATGCGTTGTCTCGTTTTTAAATGGGTTCCTTCGTATATACTCAATCCCAACATCTCTTCAACGGGATTACCGTCTTCGATTCTAATTTGATCACCCTTACTGACAGCCTCAACAAAAGATGTTGCTGTCATGGAATCGTTCTTCATACGATATACGCCAGGCGATATCTCATTACCATGTAACATAAACCACTGAGAATCTTCAGCGAGTACGTCAAGGATATCGATACCAGTCTTTGCGTGGATTTTTTCTATGTCGGTGTCAGATAGTTCACCGTGTTCTTTGATGAGAGCGAGAGCAGCACCATAACGTGCAACGACTGACTTACCGCCAGGCGCTTTCGCCATGATCTTCTTTAGGTTAAATACGAGACGATGAAATGCGGTATAGTGATCTCTCAGAGCTTCACGATTATCCATCGTGTTGTCATCGAAATCTTTGTTTCTCTTACCGTTCTCATCTACGATACCTAGTTTAAACGCTTCGGTGTTTTCGATAGGAGTTACAAGCAACTTCAGGAATCGAATAGTGTATACTAGGTCTGCTGCAGATTTTAAGATTCCCATCTATATTCTCCTAATTTCTCTTAATCGCTCTACTGCGAGTTGATCCATAGTTACTTGTGGATATCCATGTTCGTCAATGGCTTTTAGAAAAATTAGAAATGGTTTTAATACTGGCCAGTGTTCCTTTTCTATTTTAAACTCTAGGATTTGTAATCCTGCCTCAAAACCAAATACATTAAATATAACTATAAGGTGATTCAGAATCAATCTTTCACTCAGATCACCTTGATCTTTATATCGGTTCAGTAATCTCTTTACATACTTGAACCTTTTTAAGTCCTCAAAAAACTGTTCACCGTCAATTGCCATTGGTGTATGATAATGCTTCGCAGCATATATCATTAAGTTCTTACTATTCAAATTCATTATATACCTTTCAGGATAAAATTAAGTCTATCCTTTATATAGGGGCATCAAGATAGTTTTTCTATAAGAGTCTTTTTACTATCCCAAGTGCGTACTTCAACACCACTCTGTTCTGCAAGAGCAATCAATTGAGGTTTAGTCATTCCTTCTAAACCCACGTTTCCAACAGGAGCTTCATGCAACATCTGTGGTGCTTGATGAACTACCTGTTCTGTTACTTGACTAACACCCAAATAATCGTCGATCTCACCAGAAGTAATTCTCTGAGATTTCAACAGTTCCCCCGTGACCGGATCAATCCAACCACGAGTAGTAGGTGTAGCATTAGAAGCCCATGAGGGTGGTTTAAGTGCCATAATTAGTCCTCTACTTTCTGATCTGCAACTTCTTGTGCGATTTCACCCCAAGTCTTACCAGACAATACATCCATGATCTTCTCACGTGCTGTACGAGTGTCTTCCTTTACGGGGTTGACAACATTCTTGTCACCAGCCTTGTTATCGCCGGGACGCTTCGGTGCAGGTTTGGTTGCTTTACCAGCAGCGAAGGTCTTCTTGTGACCGTCTTCTTCATCATTCTCAATTTTCTTGTCAGACTTGTCGTGTGCCTTTGCGAACTCCTTGGACTTAGGAGATTCCTTGTCATCGATCTTTTCACCTTCTTCAGGTTTTGCCTTGGCAGCTTCACCAAGTGCATCGACCAATTGATCCAAATCTTCTTTAGTAGTTACCTTCTCACCGATCTTAGAAATCTCAGCAGTCTTACCGTCTGTGTTACCGGCTACAGGCTTCTTTTTCTTCTTATCTTTTGAAAGATCAGTCTCTCCACCTTCTTGATCCTTATCGTCACTCTTCTTAGCGTCGATAGCATCGTCGGTAGCAGCACGCTTCTTGTGCAGATACTCATCTGAAGAATCTACGTCTCCATCATTGTCGATGTCCTTGTCCTTACGATCTTTGAACTTCTTATCGTTCTCTTTATCGTCTACAGGATCAAGTTTCTTTTTCTCAGAGACAACCTCAAGATATGCCTCCGCCATTTTTTTGATATCTTCCGTTCTCATTATTGTCTCCGTTACATGAACCAGAATAGTTTGATTATACCGCCGATCACACCAGTGCCGACGATCAGGGCGATTCTATTAATAATATGTACAGTCCTAGCATTATCATCTACTTTCTTTTCGATGTCATCGAGCTTCTGGGAAAATCTATTCAGTCTCTCAAAGTTAGAGTGATTGTTCTTCTCGATAGCTATAAGTTTCTCCTCCGCCCGAGCAAGAGCGATCATCGCATCAGCGAGTTTATCAATCTTTTCCTCTATACGGTCAAGTCTTTTTGCTTGAGTTTGATGAGTTTCTACTGCCATTTGTGTACCTATCCCATAGAAATATAGTAATAACTTATACTATTTATATTATTTTAATTATCAACCTTAGCGCTTCCACGCCATTGATAACAACTCCAATACCTTGCTTTCCATTTAGGGCCTGGATTCGCACAATTGTGCCTTGCTCTAAATGATGCTCTCTTCTTCGGATCGTCCCGATTGATTCCCATGTTGGGATCACCAAATCGAACAACCACAACCTTACCCTTCTCGTTCTTCACGTACACCTTGAACTTCTTATTGGGGTTCTCAGATGTACGGATAGGGTCATTCAGTTTGACCTTCTTCCCTTGGTACTCTGCCGCCTCAACGATTAAGTCTTCGTATAGATCATTGCACTCGCAATGTTCGTCTATTTCGTGATAGTCATTAAACTTTTTCATGTGATGTAGGTATTCAATTCGTAACGTTTGTTGTCTAGGTTAGTAACCTGTACTGCAAGCATTCTCTTTTTCTCTCCATCTAACTTGAGAGTGAAACTGTTTGTCTTACCACTAGACGGTTTCTTTGGCCCCATAGCAACCTTTCGATCAATGTCATCGGTTGATACTGTGTAACCCTTTTTCTTCGCTAACTCATATGCCGCTGCCATCGCACCAGAATATGTTTTGTGATAGAGGGGGTAATCGCTCTTACCTCTTGCCTCTCGAATTTGTTCAAATGTCTTCAATGTAGTTTCCTCTTTTACAAATTTAGTTAAGGATACACCCATATCACCCCATGCAAGTGTAGCATCCTTACCACCACGACTATACAGAATAAACTTGGTTCGATTACGAGAATCAGTCGCAGATCCCATAGTCACCTTGTCAACGTTGTACTTGTTACTACGTGACTTACTCTTGACTACAAGCGTCTCTTTGTGACCCTTCTTCATTGAAGAATCAAAGTGTACAGTTACCTTATCACCCTTCTTGAGTGCTTCGAAATCTTTACGTGGTACTGTCGCTTCCATTACACTTTCTTTGACTTCTGGTTTCTCGTGGGTATAACCTTTCTTGTCCAACTTGACGTGATCCGCATAGGTATTTGCCTTAACGCCCTCGCCTGTCTTAGGATTATACATCATATGAGGTTTGAAGTCAACCTCATCTTTGCATTCTTTTTTTGCATGGTATTCCTTACCCTTCTTCAGATACTCTGACTTGGAGATCTTAGGGCCACCATACTCTCTAATGGAATCGAAAGTTTTCATTTCTTTAAAAGCTCTTTGGCTTTAACACGGTCATGGTACATAAACTGGTAGTTCTTCTTATTATCAAGATCTTGAACGATGTAAGTCTTTGGGCCCATCTTGGTGATCTTACCTTGTCTCTTATCACCGTTCTCACTCTTATAGAAATCGATCTCAGTCCCTACCTTAATAGAGTTCTTGGTTTCAGTTCCCATACCTTTAGTTGCGAGAACACGATAGTTCTCTCTTATTTCTTTAAAAGTTTTCATGCAAGATCCTTATCGTGGTTGAGGTTACCTTTCTTCTTTTTAACTATGAACGCATTAACTCGTGCGTGTCCCCATTGTTGGGGTGTGGTGCCGGGTCTATGACCAGTCTTCCATGCAGCGACTCCACGATTGTAGACTTTCTTTAGTGTTTCAGGAGAGATACCAGACTTCTTTGCTTTTGCCGCAATACCGTCTGGGCCTTCCTTCACGTCTAGTTCGTCATACATGGAGTATCGTTTTTCTTCCAAATACTTACTGAAACTAATCATTTCGTTTCCCTATTTTTTGCTTTAGCACGTGCAAGTCGTGCACGGTCTAGAATTTTATCATGCTTCTTCTTGTCTGCTTCTTTCTCACGTTCGATGTCTGCACGTGCATTCTTAACTGGATCGGTCTCTTCGTTTTTAACCATCTTACCCAGTGCTCTGACATCTAACTTGAGTCCGTGTTTACGAACCAACTCTGAAGCATAGTACTCAGGGGAGTGTCTGTTGTTGTCCTTCTCCATCTGTTTCTTGATGTAGTCTGCAACTTGACTATACTGTTTTTTCTGTATAGTTTTAGACATCCATCTCCTTAACATCTGAGGGGTAGTCTCTGCATTGAGACACATCTCAAACGAGAACTCTACACCCTCACTGAGTTGTGCGTCAGTGTAGAACCTCTTCAGTTCACGGTTGAGACCAGAGAGCATTGCAGGTTTTAGGAGTTTGAAAATGACACCCTTGTCGGTGTTATCATAGAACTTCAACACGCCCTTCTTCTCGTATTTCTGGAGAATGTCTACGACCTTATCTTCGTCCTTACCCAAGTTGTCCATGCGGACGTGTACTTCTTTCTCTTTCGCTTCGTTGTACATGTCCTTGAACGCCTTCGTATACTTCGAAGGTTTGGTTTTTGCAGTCGCATCGCCAGGCGCAGGTTTGTACGCAGACGAATCGTCATCGTCTTTCTTACCGTGCTTCTTGAAGTGTGCGTCTCTCTTTGCCTTGGTGGACTTCTTTAGTCCAGTATGGTATCGGGCAGGTTGAGTTCCCTCACGGTCTTTAATATCTGGGTCTTGTTTTTTTCCAGATCCTTTTTCGATGAGTTCAACTGCATCGATCCATTTGCGTAGTCTAGTACCATCTGTGCGTTCGATGATAACGTAATTTGCCCCGAGCACTGCGACTTTAACCAGTTCGTCATTTTCTTTGACAACCACTGTGTCACCGACCTCATACAAATCCCCCTGAACATATTGTTCTCTTGTTTCTGAAACAGGTTTTAGTTCGATGTGGTTTTTGAATTCAGTAGTCTCTTTGAGACCCATACCAGTACGCACATCATTAAATAGTTTACGTGCGTCCTTGTTGGACATTGTTTTTGGTACACCCTGAGAGAATGTAACGAAGTCATTCTTAGATGCATTGTCTCGTTGTTTGGATGCAGACATCCCTTCAACACCAGTTGCATCTGGGTCACGTGCACCTGCAGAGACGATGTTGATTGACTTGAAGTTGTAGAATCCGTGACGTGCTTTCTTACCGTTGTACTTATTCAACAGTACCTCGAACTCACGAATACGGTCTTCACCTACAACCATATTGACCTTGACGTATCCTTGATCGTACAGTGCTGCCGCAACGTCAAATACGTTCTTAACCTTCTTGTCCATAATGACCTGACGTGCATGTTTTGGAAACATCTTACGCACGTGTTTGATCTTCTGTTCGTAGGTCAGTGGATCTTTCTTTGGGTTCTGGGAATGTGACAGGTATACTTTGTAGTCTGACTTTCCAGACTTAGACGCAAGAGTGTCCATCACCTTACCATGACCGATAGTAGGTGGGTTCATACGTCCGAATGTGAAATAGACTTCTCTCTCTTCTTCTAGGAGATACTGCGAGAAATTCTTAATTGGCACTTGATTTACCTCTTTTTCTTTCAAGTTCTTTCTTGCGAACTTGTGGTATCATTTTACGTGCCAACTTATCGATGACCGCCTTCTTCTTATCTAGGCGTTTCTCTATGTCCATTCTTCGGGACATAGACAGATCGGACTTTGAAACGTCCTTGGTCATCTTCTTGAGTAATACTTCACGTGCAGCTTTACGTGCACGTTTCTTGAGAACATCTAGGTTAGCGACTTTCTTTTCCGCCCTCTTTCTACCTATTGCAATTTTTGCTTTGTTCTTCTTGAATGCACGAGACTTGACCATGCGCTGTTGCATAGTCAATGCTTCGTCCGGTTCTTCATTAAACTGTTTAAAACGTAACGGCTTATCCGCCATCTTTAAGTCCTCGTAGGTTTGTCCCATCCTTTAAGTATATCGGGTGAAAAGTTGTTGTATGAAAATTCCATACGGTCAACAAGTTTCACCGCATCACCACCAAGTGTATCGATTGCGACATATCCTTCCTCGCCAGTTACCTTGTAACCTTGACGGGTCTTTACAAATGTGTCGATCTTCTTCAAACTGTTAAGTTTATTTATAAGTTTTAGTTTCGCAAGTATGATGACTTTTTGCAATTCAATCATTTTTATTAAACTCGCCTTGTTCTTAGGTGAGAAGAACACCATAATTGCGTCTAACTTATCTTGTTGTGTTTTCTTTCCTTTGGCGGTACTTCGTTTATCCATTTCTTTCTGATACTTCTGTTTAATCCAACGGATAAGTCCCGCAACGTGCTTTCTTGAATCGGGGATAACTGTTCCCGCACGTACATAGGTGTTGTAGTATTGTTCGATGAGTTTTGCGAGATCTTCGTCTGCTTCGAGTGTCCTAAGAGTCGTGCCAGAGATTTGATTAAAGATCGTCCCCGCTGTTGATAGATATCCATTTACTTCGTCAGTCTCTTCTTGTGTCATGGTTGCTTGAGTCGCATCCGTTAACATGGCATCTTGAGACCATACATAACGTGACTTCTTTAATGCAGAGACGTTGACTCCGTATGACGCTTTCAAGGTTTCAAAACTAGTACCTGAATATGATGTGTGCCAGACAATACCGATTTTTGCAGAACGTATATCCGCTGCTGCATCATAGGGTACTGCGTATGCGATTGTGTTTGGGTGGAAGACAGTGTACTTCTGTCCGTCTATTGTTTTGGTTTCAAGATCATCTGAACTAAACAGGAAGTCTCCCTGTATCACACCCTTGATTCCTAGTGCGGGTAAATAGTTCAATGCGAGGGTCATCTTGTCTGCAAGGTCACCACTCATGTCCGCTTTAATGTCCGCTTCAGTCTTGTAGACTTTGGGGTTCTTTGCAAAGACACCTTTCTTCGCAACAAAGAACTCGCCATCACTAGGGTCTTGGCCACAGAAGATTGCGGGAGCACCATCCCACTTGATAGAGACGCTACCGTCTTTCTTACCGGACAACATGTCACGCAGAGACCGCAATGCATTGATTGCTTGACGTGTACCGTTCACACCCCCATAGAGAACCTTGTCCTCAATATGGGTCATGTGGGTATTTTTATTCTCTGTTATAAACTCTGCGAAATTCATTTACGCTCCAAATTGAACATGGTACCACTACTACTTGTATCGGATGAAATCTTATATGACCTACCCAAATTCTTTTGAAGTAGTCTCTTATACAGTCTTTCTCTTCCCTGCAGATCTTTGTTGTTACTCTTTTCTTTTGCAGCAGCAACAGTGATATATTTAGGTTTCTCTTTCTTAACAAAATCTCTGATTAGTTTCATCACGGTTGCATATATTCTAAACGCATCACCCTGACCTGTCACCTGTTGACTACCGTTTCTCTCGAAATCAATCTCCCAGTCCAATTCATCGTAATCATCGATATGTTCCTGACCTTCCATCCTTACTACAATCGTACTACCATCGTCTGGTTTAAACGTTGTCCTATAGTAATCCTTAGAATGTTTATCCAATTTAACGGGATACGGTTTGTCTAATGATTCACTGAGTCGTTGAAAGTTCATGACAGATCTGATATTCCATTGTACTGCAATTTCAATGCAGTAAACTTACCTAGTTTACCTAGTCCTGCCAACTTCTTACCCGCACGTACACCCGCATCGGATCGAATATTCATTTTCAGTCTCTTAGATTCATCTGGTGTTTCTAGATCAATGAACCATTCTTGAACAGACTTAGTATTTAATTTTGCCTTGAATCCTGTCACCAGAGGTAAGATTGCTTGTAGATCATCACCCTTTTGTTCTGCAGTCATCTTAACTGCCTTCACAAGTACTAGGGGNGGATTCTGAGGTTTCTGTAGATTGAAGTTCGCCTCAACCCATGCCTTGAACTCATCAAGAGATAAAGTATTGAGTTGTTCAACAAACTTCTCACGAGAGATCCTTGCCTGTACTGCGTAGAGTACATCTGCTTCTGATTCACTGTCAAGGTAGTAGTCTAAGTACGCCTGTCTCACTGCGGCCTTCTTAGACATGTAATTGTCTTTGGATACATCGTCTGGTAAGCCAGGCAGTTTGGAATATACACTATCCCACAATGCACCTTCTAGATCACCCAGTCGGTCTTCCTTACCAATCTTTTTGTACTGCGTGTTTACATAACTGTTGAGTAGAGGTTCTTTCGACTTAGACGTACCTGCCTTTAGACTGATACCAATCATGTCACCGTTCTTAAAGTTGACAAAGATATCACCCGCATGGTTCTTTGCGACACCTCTAGGTTTGTCACGGAATCCCCACTTAACATCCTTGATAGGTTTGGATGCATGGAGATCATAGAGATAGTTGGTGATACCGATTGCGTTTTCTAATTTGGTTTTGATTAAAGCGGGTGGGAACCCTGCCATCTTATCGATGTACATCTGTGCGGAATCAGGGTCAGTGCCCTGCATATTAATGAAAGTCTTTTTACTCTTTGCGTCTTTGAGTTTTGCACGGTAGATAAACTTCTTAACATCTTCTACGGACGTTGGTCTGTACCCGTGGTTGAACATGAGAGCAGGGTACAATTCTGTATACGATGCTGTTGCAGTCGTATCAACTCTCTGTTCTTCCAAATAGTGTTGTCTAAATTTCTTCATCTTGTTCCCTAGAGACAGATTTAAATTAATTATAACACTATTTATAAGAAAACGGAACCAGAATTTTCCTCATTGTATTGTGAAATAGTGTCTCGTAGTGGACGTACCCAGTTGTCACGGTGTTCGATAAACACCTGCGGATCGGCATTGTCAACTGATATGATTGTAACAAGTTGAGTGATAGGTTGTCCAGTTCTTTCTTCCCACATAATCGCATATGCAGATTCTTGCATGAAGTAGTTCTTGATCCAATCCAGACGTTTAGGTTTCATGGATGTTTTAAAATCAATGATAGAAAGTTTCCCGTCAAACTCAGCAACACAATCAACCCTACCTGCAACCCCCAAGTGGTTACTATAGAGTGGTGCTTCCTGTGCGAATACTCTGCCAATACGATCATCCAAAATGGGACGGATAGCAATAAAACTGTCAATAATATCTGGAGTATATCCATTACGATAATCCTCATCGTTGTTGATGTACTTTTCAATGATCTCGTGTACCCTTGTACCACGGGATGATGCACGATGAGAAATTTTATTTGCTTCTGCCTCACCCACACGTTTACGCCATGCAGCAATGGAGTCACGAGACAGTATTGAAAGTACTGTGGTTATAGAAGGAAGGTTTACTCCTTCTGGTGTTTTGTATTTACGACCAGAGTCGGTAGTGACCGACTCCATCTCTTTTAGTTCTGTTGGAATATGTTCAAACATCTTCTTTCATCTTTTCCATTTGTTTACGTGCGTACTTGGCCGCCTTCTCCAGTTCCCGCACGAACTCTTCGACCTCATCAAAATGTTCAGGGGGAATCTTTCCTGTCACAGGTTTAGTATAACAGAATAGATTAGTCTTGACAAGATCTTTGTATGGAGTGTGTGCCTCATAGGCAGGTTCACATGCGTTTCCAATATAGAGACTAGTAAGAACACCCTTTTCATCAAACCAAGGTGTCACTTCAATATCCAATTTAACATCCATTACCATCTATTATCCTATGCAAAGTAATATTTCAATAGTCCGGAGAATAACAGTATTCCCATGACTCCATTTAAAAGAATGAGTGCCCTATCCTTCCACAGATAAGATACTATAAACCAACCAATCGCACCCAACCAAGAGAATATCAAATCAATGTATTGCAGTTCTGGGATCCCACTGGATCTTACTGTCACTGCAATTAAGACACAGACGGTGGATGCCCATTTGACATACCAATCCAATCCACCTTTCGGGGTTGCAGACTTATAGATCCTCTTTGAATTTGCGAGTTCTTCCTCACTAAACTCTGGAGGTTTCTTATCCATAAGTTTCCTCAATTTCTCGTGCTTAACTGTTCTCATAATTTCTCCCGTATTGCTGCCATGCGAACACGTGCCGCATTCCATTGGTCAAACGTTTGCGGTTTACGTGCCTCACCACAGGCAAGCTTTCGTTTCTTAAATTCTTCCTTGAGTGCTTTCGCACAATCACGTCCAAGGAATCGTGACACCATTGATAACAGATCCTTACGGAAGGATCGACCATGGTGCATATTACCCAGACAGTGAGTCAGTTCATGGATTAGAGTATACGCATCCAAACCAACCTTAGTATCTAGCGTTACACTACGACCATTCGACCAACCCGCAGTACCACGACCACTCGACTTCAACTTTGCGTTGACTTCAGGAGACGCATTGAAGATACGAGTCACATCACCGTTGATAGACTCAGACCAGATCTTCTGCCAAGTCTTTGACTTGTAGATCTTCTTGGCGTACTTCTGTGCCTCTTTGATATCCTTGAACTTAGGGATCTGACCAGAACACTTGGACTGGAATGCCCACTCTGCACTGTAACACTTACCACGTTCAGAGTCTTGACCACGTGCACCCTTGTTCTGTTTCTTGGCATGTTTCCGGAGATACTCATTGTAGTAGTGTTCCGGAGTACCGTAGTAGGGACGGTCAATACGATATGATTCATAGATATTGGTCATAACAAATCCTCTCAATTTCTCACTTTATACACCCATTATACTTGTATTGAAAACGAAAGTCAAGCTTTATTTTAACATTTTCGAAATTATTTTGAAGTCTGATTGCTCAAATTCGGTCACAAAACCTTCTGGAATGACCGCATCACAGACCACCATACCAATCAGATTATTCCCTCTCTGTCTAGGTTTCTTCATATGATCTGAGATTGTATATGTCCCATCCTTATTAAGATCAAGTCCACAAGGGATTGCGACCCCATACTTCTCGTGTAGATCCAAGGGATAGGGTGCATTGTCCCACTCTGGTACGACCATCAACTTGTCCACGTCATTCGGGAATGCGTCTCCAAGTATCTCCGGTTTACCACGGAACGCTTCTAAGAATTCATCCCCAGTCACGAAGATGGGTAGACTACAGGTTTGTTCTGGTCTTGAGTTGATCTCACAGAAGTACCAGTCACCATTAGGAGTAAACAGTCCGGTGATCTGTCCTATGAAAGATGCGTCCGGACATACCTGAGTTGCGATCCAATCCAGAATGATCCTTGCTTCAGCAAGAACAATATCTTCTACCCAATCGGGTAATGGTTTGAATTGTGCGATACAAGTCCAATGTTGAAACTTACCATACTCTTTACAAACATCCTCACCAACGATTTCCTGAGTATGTCGAATAGACCACTTACCATTGGACACCACAAAATCAACATTGGTCTCAATGGATGGTTTAGGTATGTACTCTTCGAAGTACAATTTACCTTGAGAATCAGGATGAGTGTTTGCACGGTCTGCTTGCCACTGGTGATGACAGATACTTACAACATCATTAGGTGGTTCCAATACTTTAGGTTTGGCCACACATGGTGCGATTGGTCTTACGACTTTGGGTACCAGAATCGGTGGCACTCGGTTCTGCATAGCACTCCTGACTAACCACTTGTTCTTCTCAAGACTTCCCGCCATCTTGGTCATGCCGAGATATTCAAATCGATCTGAGTAGGGTTCCATAACCTTACTCCAATGACCTAACATCGGATGGGTGTTGATGACCATATCTCTATCAGAGTTGAGTAACCACTTCTTTATAAAAGAATCACGATTACCATGATCAACAATCTCCACACCGTACTGATCCCAGAACGCATGGGGTATGTCATCAAAGTCTTTGTAAGATGTCGTAGTCACTTTAACATCATGACCAGATTTCACTAATTCAATGATATTATGGAAGTTACACCAACCATAATCCATCAACAAAATTTTACTCATCTAATTCCTTTACGAGTTCGCCATCATCGTATTGATCTGTTTGACCATCCCAATTTAAGTCACTTTGTTCTGCAACTATCGCCTTGAAGTCGGTGTCCATTTTTCTTCACTCCGGTTATCTGTATTATTATCTATACGATTACCTTCATCAAGATTGTTGACTTCTAGGAATACGTTCCATAACCTATCGAAACGAATCTCATAGAGTTCCTTAATACCGAGATACTTGTTCATCAATGCATCCGCAAGTTTAGGATCCATACCTTTCCACTTAGGACTATCTATGAAATGTTCGGTTACCATATCTATGTCATCCGTAACATTCCAACACTCCATGATTGCCTGTTCTAGATCAAATCGATCTTTCATACTATTCTCCATACGAAAACCACCCTGCGAACAGGGTGGCATTGGTCAGTTAGATTATGCAGCTTCTGCGAATTCGATTGCTTTCGAGACTGCAGACTGTTTACGGTTTTGGTTCGCACCAAACCATGCAGATGTCATACGTGAATCTGCTTCACGACCCATCACGTGATCGGTCAAGTAGGTCACACTGTTAAGTGCTTGCCACCATGAACCTTTTGCAAACTCTGCGCCAGGCTGTGAGTCCAGAACTTCAAACGCTTTTTGACCGTTAGAAGTCAGATCCTTCAACTCAGTGACAACCGGAGGGTTCTTACCTTGGTAGGTACGTGGGAACACTTCGTTGTAGTACTGAATCAGTGATTCTGCAGAGAACTTCTTAGACGCAAGGAACTGTGACAGTTCTTTGTACTGTTCGAACTTCTCGTGTGCAAGACCCAGAGTAGTCTTTACGTGGTTTGCGTCAAACACTTTACGGTGGTTGATCTTCGCACCAGTGACCGCAGTACCCTTCAGTGCCATCGCAAGAGTGTTCATGCAAGAGACACGGATCGGGGTGAAACGGATGTCGATTGACTTACCGTACTCATGTGGGTTTGAAAACAAGAGGTATGAATCAATCTGATCACCCTTTAGAACGTCAAACGATTCTTTGATCTTGGCAAGTGCCCAGACCATCTTACCACCTTTCAGTGAACCTGCAGTGTCCATCTCCATACCACCTTCAAGACAGTACTCGTTGAAGAACTCGAACGCAGTCTCGTTCTGACAGGGTTCCCAGTTACCACCGACCTGAGTCAGTACTTTGTTGTCGGAATCACGGACAAGTGCTTCCATCCCAGTAGGGATCTTCTCACCGTTGAAGTCGGCATAGGTAGGTACCTTCTCGACTCGCCAGTCACAACCTGCTTTTTGCATCATTTGTTGTGGAGTCAGATCATTGGAAACGATCTCTCCGATACCCCAAGGGGATGAACCGACAGAAGCGGTTGTCTCAATTTGTAAAATATCATTCATACTCATAATTTATTTCCTCAGTTTTTCAAATTTACATGACCATTGTAACACGTTTTGATAACAAGTGTCAAGCGTTTTTTTACATTAATTTCAATAAAAGATCCAGTGCCTTGATGCAGTCAGATTTCATCTGCATTGCATTAGTATCCTCAATCATTTCGACTTCACGTTTCAGATCTTCGATCAGATCCACGTATTCTCCTTGACTGAGATAACCACTATCCAGTAGTTCTTTATACTCTCTTGCTTGAGTCTCTTGCGGTAATGACATTAGTATCTCCCCATGATTGCTTCTGCAGCTAGTCTAGACTGCGTTTGTAGATTCTTCTTCTTGATGTTGCAGTACGTAGGTGTCAATGGATCTGCATCCACTAAACCCTGCAGGGTCTTATCCATGATTGAGGTAAGATTCGTGACATCCTGAGATCCCTTCGCAAGGGAGTACTGATTCAACCACTCGACATAGAAGTCGATTGACCGAACTTGTTTCTTTAGTTTAGATTTTTCCAACTCACAATTCATTAGTTCGACACGTGTAGATATGTCGATGATTGCTTTGGATTCGTTTGGATCATAGAAAGAAGGAATAGAAGTACACCCTGCAAATAGGGATATACCTATAACCATTGGAATTAATTTTTTGTTCATTTGATATCTCCGTTTAGATACCATAGTATTTATCAGTTAGTGAAAGGCATGTCCCATGGGAAACACGCATTAAACAAGTCTTTCTCCAACTTGTACGCTTCCTTTTCCCAAGGTTGATTATCATACTCATAGCCGTCAGCGTTACGACCTTTCCAACGCCAGGCACCTTCTGCAGTCAACTGACCTCGAAGGAACTGACGTGCGTGAACCATCTCGTGTGCGAGAACACTCATCTGTTCCATGAAGGTTAACTTCGCACCAGTGATCGCACACTTACGTGCAATGGTGATCTCCGCATAGTCACGGTCACCTTCACAGAGTCCATACGCATCACAGTGATTAGTAAACGTGATGTTGATATGGGGTCTACGTAACCGACCAAGACCTAAGACCTTGATCAGGTTACTTGCGTAAACCTCGACAACCTTACGGTTCTTAACTTGACCTATGATATAGGGATGGATCATTTAGCCTCCGCAATTTCTTCCATAATTTGATAGACTCTTTCTCTGTCGATAGAGTCACCGTCACCCCACTCTTCGTGGTTCTCAGGATTAGTACACACTGCAAGGTATCTCATGATACCTCTCTCTACCATGGCAACGTCCACCCAAGGGGTTGGATAGATACCATCGTAAGCGTAGAAAGACAGGATGTAGTTCCTGAAGTCAGTCAAAGACGGGTTAGATCTCAATGCAATAAAATTTGTTTTCATAATGTATTCCTCACTCTCAATTACAAGGTAATTATACCACGTTTTGATAACAAGCGTCAAGCGTATTTTGAAAAAAAGTATACATTTTTTAGATCTTTTTGCTATATGGATATAGCGTTTTCGTATATAGAACGAATTTCTTTTGCACCCAATTTGCGGAACTTCCTACGGGAGGGAGACCATGTTTTCTTGGGGGTCTTGAAGATCTTCATTACCCCACCCTTGGGGACAAATCCAATCAATTCAGTTCCCTTGGTTATGTAGGTATGGTTGGGGGTGTTGTTACCCCAGTCCGTGATCTCTTCACGCCACAGATATTTCAATGGATCATTCATCGTCTCATCCTCGCATGTTCAATAGCTTCTTTCTGGTCAATGATCGGTACCGCATTCGACTTATGCATGGTACTGATACCCTTGATCAGGGTTCCGGTGTAGTTCATCTTTTCTTTGATTTGGGTACTGTGAGTACCCGAATCGTGAGATTTGTAAACCGGAGTCTCTCTCCGGTATGTCTCAGGTGGGGTGTACTCCTTGAACTCTACCTTGCGTTTCTTGGTAGTCCAATAGTTCACCTTCTTCTTACGTCCAGTAGACGTATGACGCATACTACCGTGGATCATTTTAACTCGTGCAGTATTGTCTGCAGTGCACTTACGACCAAGGTACTCACGTACAGATCATTTGGTTCCTTTGAGTTAACCGCCTTTTGGCGGAACTCATCGATCTTCTCTTCCAACAACTGAGTGTGTCGGGTATGTCGATATGCTTGATCCCATTCTGCGGGAGTCGCATCATTCAATCTTCGCTCTTTCATGCTGCTTCCTCATATTTGGTGTAGGTGAAGTCAGACTCCCCTTCAGGAGTGACTACCCACGTGCGTAGTGCTACTGGACGGGGATCCATACAGTAGGACATCTGTTCCTTGCGACAATGCAATGCACCATCAACAAGGGTTGCGTAGGTGGGAGAGTCCCAGTGCTCTACGTGATCGGACTCCACGAAGTCGCACTCATCGATGAGATTTGCACCGAGAACAAACTCTTCTGCAGAGTCGTTAGAGTACTCAATACACGAGTCCACAAAATCATAGAACTCTGCATCTTGAGCCTGTTCGAGACTGGTCTCGACTATGTAGGTGCTACCACCCTTACACTTCCAGTACTGAGGACATGCACCCTCACCGTCCCAGTCGTGGGCACCATAGTTCTCACGGAATTGTGTGTGGATAACTAGTTTCATCGCAAATGTACCTCATGGTTAGGGTTATGCCAGAACTCTGACACGTCTGCATAAAGAACGACACACTGGTCGTGTTCGTAGTACTTACGCAGGTTTAAAACAAAATTGGTTAGGGTAGAACACCACTCTTGGGTGATGTCGTTACCATAGTTCCACCTATCATAGGCAGACTTGATGTAAGACATGGGTAACGGGGTAGGTAACTTTTTATTCATAATCATTTACTCTCTCATCTCAATACAGTAGTATTATCTCATTTTCAGAACAATAAGTCAATACCTTTTTTAGACTATTTTGTGTTAATTTGTCACATTCTTATAGCTAAAACGCTAGTTGCCAAGATAGACCTAATTCATTGTTATGGTACACAACGTATGATCTTACCGCAATACCCCATATCATAGTGTTATTCAGTTGGTCTTCCTTTTCCGATCCTATCCAATAGTATAGTATACCACTGACTGCCGCCTGTGTCAAGTATAATTTGTCCGGATGAGGATAGTCTCCGAAAATGGGGTTCGCTTCTTTGAAACACTCACACGGATGTCTGAGTGCGATTTTGGTCTGTGTGTAATCCACATAAGACAATACGTTGTATGCCGTATACAGACTCTTTTCTTTGTTAGTCCAGTCACCGAAGTGTCTGAACTCTGCGTGTACTGGACTACTGATCAGCCAGAGGATTATCCAGAAATGCTTGAATCTTGTCATTGAGTCGTTTCTCCAGAGCGTCCATCTTCTTATCTGTATCAGTAGATAGAGAGTCTCTCTTGTTATCAAAACGTTCATCTGCCCTGTCGATCATATCCTCGACTTTGGTCTCTAAATCACGCCCTGCATCCTCAATTCTGTCAACGTTTCTTTCCATACGATTGAAATCATCTCGTAGATCATTCTTGATACTACGTGAGTAATCGATGGCTTCGTTAAGTTTAATTTCTATTTGTTTGTTGCGGGATTCTATTGCATCCACGTCAATATTCTGGACAATCTCTTTCATGTCCATGTAGTCTTTGTAAAACTCAAATCCTGCCCAAGATGCACCACCTAGTGATGACAATGCAGTCAATATGATTGCAATCCTACCCCCTGCGAATTTGATTCCCGCAAATTCTATTTCCGCCATGTTTATTCCTCTTCGAATTTAAGTGCACGAAGATTTGCTATTTCTTGTTTTAACTTCATGACTTCTAGTCTTTTCTTTTCTAATTCTAATTTGTATAGTGCGTTACAATTCAATCTCTCTTTAGGTGCACCCAGTGGTATGGTTATCTTCGCATACACACCAACGTCCCTCATGAAGTTGTCATTGTAACTGGGCATCAATCCCTGATCCATACCCATACCCATTCTATACTGATCCCATGGATCATTCTGGTTAAGTATACCTACCACACCGAACTCTACGTTAGTAGATGATCCGATTGCAGCAGAACATTCCACGTCTCCTGCCCTAACTCTATCTGACTGGAACTGTGGTGATGACTGTGGTATCGCAAGATTAAGTGAACTACTTTGACCGTTCGCTTCAACTGTGATAAAACATGCTAAAACAATAATTAATATTTTTTTCATCGTTTATATTTAGAACATATATTAGAGGTAATCAGTGCTTTTGTGCCTGAGTCCTTCAGTAGTTTAGATTTTGAACAGACATAGACTGCTCTATCTCTATCCTTCGCCCTTACAAACACTGAAACTTTTTTACGTTTTTGATACTCAACGTTAATGATTCTCTGTGATACTGCGAACGAAACAGGTTCCATATCCTTATCGAATACTCCTATCTCGTAATACTCGACATCCTGTCGAGCGTTATATAACGTCAACTCTGACTGCAGTACACCTTGAACATACGACTGAAACAATTCAGGGTATGTTGGTGTCCACTCGTGGGCAATTGCTTGCCCACTTGTGAGGAACGTTAACAATGTCATCATAAAAAGTTTCATATTTTAGATCGCTATACACTCTGCTTGAACAGTCGAACGATACTGACCGGCAGGAAACGCCTTGTCATAACCGTAGTTTGCTGTTGAGGTAACTTTGAACCAAGTTGACCCTGCAATGGTTAAGTCAATCTCTGTAACATTATTATATAGTCTTTTGTCATTGTCGTATGCAGACATACTTGCGTCAGATACTTCTGCGACTTCGACTAGACCAACCCAGTTAACAACGTCTCCAAGAGCAGGACTCTCAGTGAACGATTCTGGATGACTAATCAACGCTTTGTAGTAATCAGCTTGTATGACATCATAACGCACGATAGGTGGTACACCACCGTCTGACATGTTAGTTGTCAACTTGCTTGGAGTAGGGTTACCATAGACACCTTGCGTATCAGTTGTGATGACACACTTGGACTCTACAGTTCCTACAATTGGGATTTCTGCGGAAACCGCAGAACTCATTAAACCCATCAATGCGACAGGTAATATTTTTTTCAACATCGAAATGCTCCTAGTTTTATAGTTTATTTTTCATACTGTAAATTAACCAACTCTTGATGTAACAATTGTTGAGAAACACTCTGTCGCCTGGCCTTTCTATTTTCAGGCAAATTAGAGTCCTTCAGAACAATAGCGTCCCCATATTTCTGAGGATCTGGAAGAGAATCAAAATAGTTAACCGGAATGTAATTGAGTGACATTAGTTCTGTATGTTTCTTTAGTGACTCTACTGCCAATAAAGAACTATTCACTGCACCCAATATAGACTCTAGTCTCCTATCTTCTCTTTCCCCTTCAGACATCTTCCTTCTTCGTTTACGGTCTTCTTCGTCCTCTTCATCAAGGACTGCTTTCCGTTCTAGTTGTTCCTTCACATACTCATCATCTAGAGGATCTTCAGTAGCAACATCAATAGGATCTACTGGTGGAATATAATCCGGACACAACGGATCAGTCGTGACCTGAAAACAACTATCATATCGATAATTGTAAACTACCAGTGGATCTGTAACAGAACCATCACCATCTACTTGGATCGATCCATCCCCCCAATACTCTATGGGGATAGAACCAATAGGAACCTGTTTCGTGATCGTGTTGCCAGGCAACCCAGACCAATCATCCGATTCTCTAAAGATATAACCACCGTCAATTGCATTCTCGTTCTGAACCCAGACAATCATGTCAGAGTCCGGATCTTTGACTGCAGTATACCTGTACACAACCCCATTGACTGTCAGTCCTGCCTGTTGGGGCAGAACATTGGTCATTACCCAATTGAGACCAAACGCTGCCGCATTTGGTGAAGTCCCATAGACTTCCTCAGAGTAAGAGTAAGACGAGCAGACTAGCAACGCCAGCACCGCCCAAAAGTGTCTTAGTTGAATCATCCATTCCCTCCTTCTCAGTCTTTGCATCAGGTTGGGACTCTGCGTTTACTTCCCAAGCTGCTTTCGCTTCCTGTCCGATCAGACCGTCATACGGACAAGGAGTTCCTGCATTCATCATAGCGTCAAAAACTCGTCTATCTTGACACATAACACTTACTGCTGCAACTTTCATGCCCATATCGAATAAAGTCTTGGCATTTTTTAATCTTTCACAATTTTCATCGGTCACCTGAGTACCCGTTGAAATACCAAGTATTTGTGTTTGGATTGCACCCGCTACTCCGAACGTACATAGATCAGAGTTGGATGTGTTGATTGTTGGTGAGATGGCAGAGGCGGGTGGTGACTTTAAAGTAGTCTCTGTACTACCACTGGTTATCACTGTTGATTCAGTGACAATGGGTACTACAGAATCCCCGTCCCCTTCGGTCGGAGCGTCTTGCGCTATTGATGTTGTTGATGCCATTAATAATATAAGCATCCAAAAAGAAATAATGTATCGCATAAAAAAGTTCCACTGTTAGTTTAATACAGTAGTTATTTATACGAATGATATCGTTACGTAAGGAAAATGTGTCGGAAAATTGACACCTAGATAAGACCTCTGCGAACTAAGTCACGATAATTTTCGATCTTCTCTCTTTTCGGCCCTTGCGGAGTTACCTTAGTTCTTATATGTATAAAATTTGCTTTCTCTACATCGGGTTCAAATGAAGAGTAGTTCCACATCTGACCATTCAGATATACGTCTTTGTCAGTATGTTTCATACCTAACTTGTTTGCCAAACAATGCATGACACCTTCATCATGATATCTTCGTGCAAACGCCATCAAGATGTCCTCTGTGAGTGCCTCACGGAACTTCTGACGGACTTCTCTTGACAACCGGAACACTGACCCACCCCAGTAAGGTGCTTCTACGGATCCGTAAAGCGGCAACAAACCGGCAAGGTTTTGCCGCAATCCTGTCTGGATTGCCGTGTGTCTGCCGATCCCTGTATCGTCTGTAAAGATGTTTTGATTACAAGTCTTTGCGACAAACATGTCTGCATCCACCATAACCACATAGTCATACTCATCATACTTCTCATCAAGGTAGATAAGTTTCTGACACGGGTAATCCATCTTATGTGCAATCTTCTTCTCAAACACGATACCACGAATGAACTCGTAATCTGCACCAATCTTCTCTGCGTAACCTTTGATTGACTCAGTAGACTTCTCTACCAGTTCGTTCATTGGCCCTGCCCAGTGTTGTAAGATTATATTTTTCATAGTGTGTCAAACGCTTCTTTTACTAGATTCGCAAATACTGGTTGACATTTCTCGCCTGGGTGCTTCTGTGGTTTGTAGTCATCAAGTTCTTCTGCGATAGTCGCTAGATCTGTATATCTGTTCAGACCAAACCTAGAAGTGTCTCTAAGATAATTAAGATCTTGTTGTATCCAGTTCATCCATTCTCCCCAATGATGATTGGGGTGTTTACCGTCATAAAGAAATGGTTTCATCACGTCAATCATTTCTTCCCACATTCGATAATGGAACACACCCTGCACTAACTTGATACCGAACCTTTCACACAACCACTGGAGTTGAGTCATGTACGACATACCACGAATCATTTGTTCACGCAATATGTCATGGTGATCATATAGGTAATCAAATGCTTGTGCGATATCTCTGTTTTCCAGTAGGTTGATTCTTGCAGGAGATGTCTGAGTCATGCATTCTTTTCTTCGGATCTTCATCATATCTTCGATGCCAGGCCCGTAACTCTCTGCAATTTCAGTTCTCTCCCATGAAGACCATAGGACAACTAGGTGGGTAATATCGTCTCTCTGATCACTAGTCCGGAGAAACTTCATGAGATCTCGAAAGATCTTATCATTACCATTCCCACACATGGCTATGTTTTTATGTTCCATACCCATCTGTTCAGCGAGAATATGTGGCCATCCTAACTCCCAGTGGGTAGGGGTCTCATTTTCACATCCGTCTAGTTCGTCTCCCCAAACGAAGGAGCACCCAGTGACCAATAACATTTATTACTTATTTTCCTCATCGTGAACGTACAGTTGGATCAATGCATAGTGCAATACTTTCATTAGATCTTTTCGTGCATCTTCAGGACTGCCCTTACGACCATACCTCTTTGCATACTTGACCACGTTACCCAGACAGAAACCAGTACCATGACCAGAGTCAATAATGATGTCTGTTGCCTGATACTTATCAGTTGCGTAATGTTGGTCATATGTACTATCGACATACGCCTGTACTTCAGTTAACAATTCCCTTTCACGGAACTTATACTCCAGACGTTTACCGTCTTCTAGAATCATGTAGTCCTCATCGGTAACATTTAATGTCAATGTCACGTCACCGTCATATTGTGTATCCCATGGTGGGGTGTGTGCAGTTATTGTGCCTGTATTACTCATTTTCAATTTCCTCAATCAATAGATCACGCATTTGTCTTGCTTGTATGTCACGAGGATCGTTCTCTCCGTAACCGCAAAACTTATACGCAAGCGTTATTCTTTCATCTCCTGCATACGCAGAATGCCAACAATGATTGTGAGGTTCTTCCTTGGGGCCAAAGTAGTAGTGTCTACACTGCCATCCTTCAACATCTTGGATAGTCACAATCTCATCTGTCTTTATGTCTAGGTAACGAAAATATCCGTTACCAGTAGACCAAGTAAACAGTACTTGATATGCACATGCATCCCAGTTGGTATGCCACCCTACAAACCCGCCAGGCGGGTAGTAGGAC